GGCGAGGTACCAGCCGGGCCCGTCCAGGCCGATGCCGTCGACCTCGTATGTGGGGTAGACCGGGTGGCTCATCACAGCATCCCCAGCGCGCCGGCGTACTGCAGGGACCGGTTGACCGTGCGCGAGGTGGGTTCGGCCTGCGGGTAGTAGGTGTTGACGGTCAGCCCGCCGGCCAGGCCGCCGCGGCCGCGCCCGGCGATCGCCTGCAGCTGGCCGTCGACGTCGGGCAAGGAGGCTGAGGCGAGCCCGTTGGCGGCGCGGGCGACCAGGCGCTCGCCGACGCTCATCCCGTCGGCGATCATTTTGGCGATGGTGCGGCCGGCCTTGTCCGGCGGATGCGTCTTCAGGGGGCCTTCCTTCGCGGGAGAGAACGGCAGCCGGGAGCGGATGGTCGAGGCGACGGACGACATGGCCGACCCGACCTGGCCGATCATGGACCGGATGCCGTTGATCAGTCCTTGGATGACGTTGCGTCCGGCCTGGACGAGCAGGCCGCCGAGGTTGCCCAGTGCCGAGCGGATCCGGCCCGGGATGCCGCGGACCAGCGTCAGGACGTTGTTGACGCCGGTCGAGGCGGCCGAGCGCATGCGGGAGAACGCCTGTGAGGCGAGCGTGCCGAGATTGCCGACCAGGGCCGAGGCGGCCGCGCGGGCCTTGCCGGGCAGGCCGCGGACGAAGCCGACCACGTTGTTGATGCCGGTCGTCGTCAGCGTCCGGACCCGGTTCCAGGCGCTCGATGCCACCCCGCCCAGGAAGGTGACGAGGGACGACAGCGCGGCGCGGGCCTTGCCGGGCAGGCCGCCGACGAAGCTCACCACGGCGCCGACGGCCGTGGTGGTGGCCGAGCGCACCCATTCCCAGGCAGCGGTGACGATGCCCCAGACCGTCGATCCGAAGGACGACAGCGCGGACCCGATCTTGCCTGGCAGTTGGCCGAACCAGGCGAGCAGGGATTGGATCCATGGGCCTATGGAGGTGACGGCGGCGATGATGATGCCGGCGACGTTGAGGAAGGCCATGGCGAACTGGAGAATCTGGGGGTGCTGCTTGATCCAGACGAAGATGTTCGCCAGCACGCCGACGAGCTGGAGCCCCCAGGGGATCAGCTTGATCAGCCCGACCACGACGCTGGCGAACATGTCCGGGTTGGCCGAAATGGTGTTCGCGAGATCGATCAGCGCGTCGGAGATCATCTGGAAGAGGCCGGGCAGCTGAGGGCCTATGGCGTCCAGCAGCTTGACGAAGGCGTCCGACATGGGCCCTATGGCGGGTCCTAGTTTTTCGAACGCACGTCCGAGTTGGTCGGCGAAGCGTGTGATCGCCGGTGCTACCTTGCTGAAGCTGTCGGCCAGGTAGGGCGAGAGCCGGTCGAAGGTCCGCCGGGCGAAATTCGAGATCCCGACCAGGGTGGTTTCGAACGGTTTCGAAATCTGCTTCAGTTCGCGAAGAACATGATCCTTTAGCCCGGTGAAGGAGCGCTGGACCTTCTTGTTCTGGGCGGCGACCCCGATTCCGATGCCGGCGAGTCCGCCGACGAAACCGAGGGTGATCCCGGCGCCGGCGAGCGCTCCGACGATCGGCAGCGTCATCAGGGCCACGCCGATCGCGATCACCGTGGTAACCACGTTGGACGAGATGGCGGCGAAGGCCCCCGACATGATGCCGCGCAGTCCCGTGGCGGCCGTGGCGGCCTGGTTCTGCAGCTCGTCGAACGCCTGGCGGCCGCGGTTGCTGTCGACGTCCACGTCGACCTGCACCCGCCGGTCGAGGCGGTCCAGCTGCTGCTCGAACGCCTCAAGCTCGGCCAGGGCCGCCGCGGTGTCCACGCGCAGGTCGAGCGGCGCCGTCTCGGCCAGGCCGGCGAGCTCGCCACGGATCGCCGCCAGCTCCCCGCGGGCCACATCCGCGTCGATGTCGACGCCGATCGCCCAGCTCCTGAAGCGATTTGCGGAGCGCGGCAACCTTCAGGTCGGCGTCGGAGGAGTCGGCGGTGATCTCGGCCTCGGGCAGCTTGGACAGCGCCGAGCTCACCCGCCGGCGGAACCCGTCGGCGAACGCGCCGCCGGCTTGCTCGCCCTGCTTGGGGGCGCGGCGGCGGCTCTCGCGGGTCGAGTCCTCCAGTGGTTCGCTGACCGGGTCACCGATGCCGCGCTCCAGCCCGTCGGCCAGGCCGTCGCCGATGCGGCGGCCGAGCCGCTCCAGCTCGACGCCGGCCTGGCGGGCCTGCTGGTCCAGGCTGCTGGTGTCCAGCGCGGCCGGGATGTTGACCTCAAGGGCTCGTTCCAGCCGCTCCAGGTCCTTCTCCAGGTCGCCCCTGAACTGCTTGGTGTCCGGCATCACCCGCAGGGACACCCGGCCCACTTGCCGTGCCTGAGCCACTCGCCGCCCCCTTCCTCGTCGGACGCCGGGACGCGAGCGCCCGCAGGTCGGAGACGGTCGTCACCCGGCGGCGCTGCTGCCGCTGCGCGCTCTGCAGCTGCGGCCGCGGGTACGGCTTGAACTTGGGCGACTTGCGCCGCCACCGACCCGACGCCCGGGTGTTGACGTTGATCGCGTCGTAGATGTCGGCGAGCTGTGCGTTCAGGCGGGTCCAGCCCCGCCAGTCGGGGCCCTGCGCCTTAGTGCGGGCCCTGCGCTGGAAGTCAGGACTGGCGCGCAGTTCGGCGGTCAGGGCGGAATCCTCGGGGAGTTGTTCGATCAGCGCCAGCACCAACCGGGGCGGCGGCCCGGTGCCGGCCACGACGGCCACCAGGTCGACGCCGTAGCGGCCGAGCAGGTCCGCATACAGGGCGGCGCCGTGCTGGTCGATCAGCTCTCCGAGGGCTTGGCTTCCCCCGGCTGGCTGGCCTCCATGTAGCCCAGGAAGACCTCCATGAGGACCCCAGTGTCGTGCCCGCACGCCTTGGCCAGCCGGTCGCCGGCGGCCTTGGACGGTGCGAGGATACGCAGCGCGTCCTCCAGCAGCGCGGCGAGATCCAAGTCGGGCTGCTCTGCCATCAGGCGGCCCATGTCTTTGAGATCCTCGGCCTTGCGCAGCAGCTCGGCGCGCTTCTTACCGGGCAGCCGCACCAGCGACTGCAGCGGGATCTCGCCGTCGGGTAGCTCGACGATGAACGGGCCGTACTTGCGGTCTGCCGCGTCTTTGATGTCGGCGAGAGTGATCTTGGGCATGCGGACCTCCACAGGTGTGGTCGGGGGTGCGGACCTGAGATGGGGTGGTGGGCGGCGCCGGAGGTCCGCACGACCGGCGCCACCCACCGGTCAGGTGACGGTTGCCTCGACGGAGTCGGCCAGGCCGGAGTACGTGGCGGTGATCGTCGCGGTGCCGGCGGCGACGCCGGTCACCAGCCCGGCCGCCACGGTGGCCACGGCCTCGTCGTCGGACGCCCACGCCGCCGCTGTGGTGACGTCCGCGGTCGCCGCGTCCGGGTAGGTGCCGGTCGCCGTCAGCTGCACCGTGTCGCCGACGGTCGTGGCCGGAGTCTCGGGCGTGACCGCGATCGACTGCACCGACAGGTCACCCTTCGGGCTGATCTCGAACAGCCAGTCCTGCCCGGACGTGCCGAGGATGGTGGCGCGCAGCGGCAGCCCGGCCAGCTCCTCCGGATCGAACTCGATGTCGTCGGCCTGCGCGATCGACACCCGCTGGAAGTACATGCCGAGCTGCTCACCGCCGTCCTCGACGACGACCAGCAGTGTGCCGGTCAGTTCCTCGGGATTGGCCGGAGCCCGGAACCAGCCGCCGACCGTGGCGCCGTTGGCGCCGAAGTAGGCGCGGTAGTTCTGCTCATCCCACTGCTGGCCGATGAAGGCGATCTGCCGCACCCGGGGCGAGGTGACATTCCGCAGGGCCTTGTTCTGCCAGGTTCCGAGGGTGGTCGTCTCGCCGCCCTCGCTGGTCATGCCGAACGGGTCTTCCAGCGACGTGTGGCCCCAGTCGATCCATGGGGCCGGCGGCGCCAGTGGGTTCACCGGCCGGGGCGCGTTGATCGCGGGATTGAAGAAGAAGTGGCCGATGGCCGGGACGAGAGTGGCGTCGTCGTCGAGCGCCATGAGAGAACACCTCCAAGATCAGGAATGGTCAGGGCGCAGGCCGTACGACGAGCTCGTACGAGGCCTGGTAGCGGTAGATGCCGTTCGGCACCTCGTCGCCGGGCAGCAGAACAGGTGCGGCCTGGTCGCGGAACCGGGAGATCGACCCGACGCCCGCCACGACCGTCTGCGAGCGCCACGCCTGCACGAGCAGCACCCGGGCGGCCTCGGAGATGTCCTCCGCCATGGTCTCCGAGCGTGCCCACACCTGGACGTCGGTCAGCGCCGAGTCGAGGAAGCGCGGGTCGATCGCGGCGCCGCCGGCCCGCCGGGCGAGCACGAACGGGAACCGCATCGTCGCGGGGATGAGCGTGCCCACCCGAATGGTGGGCCAGTCGGCCGTGAGAGGGGCGCGCAGCAGCGCCATCAACAGGTCATTGACGCGAGGCAGCATCCGGGGCGGCATCCTCACCCCCCACCGGGACCTGGTCGGCCGCCGTCTCGGCCGGTGGGCCGGCGAGCACGGCCGCCAGCTGGTCGACGACCTTCTCCACCGCGGACCGGAACCGCGGGTGCCACTCCTCGCCCTTGGCTTGTAGATCGGCCTCGAACTCGGCCAGCAGCGCCAGCACGCTGGCGAGCCGCTGCTCGTCGGCCATCGCCTGCGCGGTCGTCTCGATCAGCAGCGCCTCGCGGCCGGCCAGCCGCTGATACGCCTCGCCCATCGCGCGGCGGGCCTCGTCCCGCTCGCCCTGGGCGCGACCCATAGCCGCCACGGCGCACAGGTGATGCTCGCGCCAGCACTCCTCATGGTGGTCGGTCACGGCGCCAGCCCGGCCGTCTTATGGATCACGTACAGGCCCTGCGAAGCGCCGACCTCGCGGCCGTCTGGGCGGGTGTAGGCGCCGTGCCCGTACTCGATCGAGATGGCGCCCTCACCGACCATCGACACGAACGCGTCGACCTTGCCGTGGGTCACCTCGATCTGGGTGGCGCCCGTCCGCCGGTGCGCCGCCAGGACGGCGCGGGCCCGGCCGGCGAGCTCGCCGGCCTTGGCGCGCACGGCCTTACGCACGCCCGGCTCACGCGCCGCGATCCGGGCCACGTTACGGTTCACCTGCGCCATCGGGTGCTTCCTCCCCCTCAATTGGTGCCTCTGCGGCGGCGAATGGAAGGTCTACGGCCGACTGAGGACCACGGGCCTGCAGCAGCGCGGTCACGTGCCGGGTGCGCGGACTGCCGCGCGACCAGAGCGGTTCGCCGGCCAGATCCCACTCACGGCCGTCCCACACCACCAGCGCCCACGCCCCCAGCGGCGCGTCGCGGGTGATGAACCGGTACGTGGTGGCCACCTGCTGGCCGGCGACCGCGACCTCGGAGGCCGACACCGGCTGGACCCGCCCCTGCACCGATACTGGAGTCTCGGCCGGGCGGCGCACCTCGTTGCCGCGCTCGTCGGTGGCCACCACTTCCGGATAGATGAGGACCTCATCGGGGCCGCCGTCGAGCAGGCTCACCACGGCCCCCTACGCCGGCGGTGCGGCCACAGCGGACCGCACCGCGGCGTGCCGATCACCGGCGCGACGGTGAACGCGCCGCGTCGCACGCCGAGCAGGAGCCAGTCGGCGTCGAGGATCTCCAGCAGGCCGGAGGCCACCGCCAGCAGCCGGCTGTAGGAGTAGTCGCCGTCGGCCTCCGACCGGTAGCCCTCCGGGTTGCGTAGCACCCGCAGCACGGCGTTCGCCTCGACCAGCACGACGAGCTTGAGGTACTCCGGATCCGCGACGCGGACGTCCAGGTCGCGCACGCGCACGCGGATCCGGGTCTCGGCGTCGTCCAGCAGCTGCGTCGCCAGCGCCTCTTCCTCCAGCGTCATCGGCCGGTCGAACCGCTTCTGGACGTCCTCGACGGTCGCGTACGCCACCCCGCTGCCCCCCGCCTACTCGGGCTGCACGCGCTGGTCGGCCAGTGCCAGCAGCGCGTCCTTGGTCAGGCCCCCCAGCTCGCTCTCCGGCACGCCGTCCTCGATGAGCCACGCCCGCCAGGCGTCCTTGTTCGCCGAGCGGGCCGGCCGCTCCGCCGGCTCCTCCTCACCGCCGGGCGGCTGCTCGGGAACCTCTTCGGGCTCCTGGTCGCCGCCGGGCGGCTGCTCGGGGTCCGTAGGTGGCTCTTGGTCGCCGGCGGGCGGCCTCGCGGGGGCCTGCGGCGGCTCCTGCTCGTCGCCGTCGTCGGCCTGTCCCCACGCCTTCGGGTTGCGGATGAGCTCGGCGACG